CCAGTGAATTGTCTTTACGACATCAGACAAGCCACCCTCAGATGGTGCTGTGTCAAGTTGTGGGTAATCCCAAGTGTATGTATTAGCCATTGTTTACTCCTAAAGTTCTTCAGGCCAGTCGTTAATTGGTGTATCACCAGTCGGCATTCCATCTGCATCCACAGGTGCAACAAACAGTGCAACAAACGCTGCGTGGTCTGCAGCACTATCAATGCTTGCTTCAATCGTGTTGCTGGCAGTACGCACAGCCGCACGGTAAGTTGTCACATCTGCTGGTACAGTGTAGTCAGCAACCTCTGCTGCTTTGATAACCATCCAATCTGTCGGTGCAAGTAATCCACCAGCCTGTTGCTTGATGGTGTTCTTCCACTGTGACTTCAAGCCAAGAATAACCATCTGCTCACCGTCTTCTAAGACAGGATTGCCGTCCTCATCCACAGCGTTGACATCATCCAATGCTTTAGGTGTGTTGGCATCCCAATAAAAACGATTGTCAAATGACGCTGGTGGGTCAACCCATACAAGGCCAGCCGCTACCTTTTCATCATCAGACCATCTGCCCCACGATGTAGGGTGCTGGATGCCGTCAGCGTTCTTCCACGCTCTGCCTTCTTTTATTCGTTTACCTTGATATGTCCACATTTTCGTCACCTCGCATTTGCAAATTTGAACGGTTGTTCGCTAATAGAAATAAATATATATGAACCACCAGATGCGTTCCATTCAGGATTTGTAGTTCTTAGCTTAAATCCATTGCTTAAAAAATCTAGGTTGTAAGCAGAATTAGTGCTTTCTGCGCCACTGCCTTGAGCCTCAAGGCGTTTGTCATTCGGGTTTACTGGTGAACGTACTGCATCAATAATATTCCAACCAGCCGCAGAGTCGGTTCTTTTCAACATAACGTATGCAGGACGGTGTCCAGTTGCCACATAGACCCCATCTGTCGAACCATTGCCCACATATGACCCCACCTTGCACAGCCCTTCGGCATTTGCGAACGCATACATTATATAATCACTAGCGTTTGTATTTACGAAATTGCCATTGCCTAGCGTAACCACGCTGGATGTAGGTAATGTGCTATTAAACAAACTTGTTGCAGTGTCTTTTCCTGTAGTAGCATTTAAGCGCATATATTCTGTGGCACTAAACCCTGCACCACCAACCCAAACAGGCCAAGCCTCTGCTGGACTACGCCTACGCATTATCAAAAGGTCAGGTGTAACGCCCAAGCCGTGTCCAACCGTAGCCCCAGCAGAGCCATTGCCCTGATAACCCACAATGCTAAACCAGTTCTGTTGGCTAGTAGCACCCACGCTAACTGTGCTGGTAATACTGCCATCGGTGTTGCTCACGCCAGCACCGTTTGCTTTCCAGTTCCAGCCTACATAAGTTTGGCTTGATTGGTTCGTTCTATTGTTATCGTCAACTGTAAAACCATCGCTATCAAAAGAAACAAACTCACCAGCCGTAGTAAGATTTTCTTCAGCCGTTGTAGCGTTTGATGTTAATCCTTTAGTCGCACCACGAACAGCATCAACTAGCAAATGTGACGATGTAGAACTTCGCTCCTTAATCCACGTCAGTGACGGCTCAAATCCCACGCCAGTAATCCCATGACCGTCTGTTTGATTGCCGCTATACAACACCGTATTAAAATAATCTTCTGGAGTTTCATCGTTCAGCGTGTCTATCGCACCGCTTGGCAGATTAGCGGTGCAAAGGGCAAGCGCATCATCTGGTACTGTGCTAAAGAAATCACCCAAGCCGTTAGCATCTGTGTTGCCGCCAGAGGCTTCGTTCCCAGCGAATGTGCTGTCCTGACCGAAGTTCCAGATTGTTGTTGGGCTTACTGCGCCGGTTGCTCGTGCCGCTTGAAAACAAAATGTGCCAGAGAAGTCTGCGCTTTCAGTAAAAAACGTGTTACCAAGCGTAATTGAAGATGTTGGTGATGATTGATTCCACGAACCAGACCCATTTGCCCATTGCCCATTCTTGCTAAAATATAATTCTGGTGTTGACGCATCCATATCAACATAGATGCCAATAACATCACCTACAGTATAACTACTACCGTGAGTGCTAGCAACCTCACTACCGTTAGTATTTACATAAGTTTGTCCAGTGCTACCATAGATATAAGCATAACGTGTGTTATTTGCGTTATATGCCACTGTTTGTTTTGGGCCAACACCGACAAAATGAGCAGAACCATTGTCTACAATGTATGCTTCGGCATACCACTTGCCACTGCTTACAAGCATATTGCTGATAGCCATACGGTTTGTATTTCGTGCGCTATCTCCTGTTCCCGGTGTAAATCGCAAGTTGCCTTCAGAAAATGCATTGCTATTTCCTGCTGGCGCATTATGAATCATAAGATTAGCAAAGTTATTAGTCGGGCTGTCAGGCACATAGTCGTAACTGCTGATGTTGTTGGCAGTCCAGTTGTTGCCATTGCCGCTAGAGTCGTTGGCGTTGCCAGCAAACTCTAGGTGAAAGCCGTTAGTGCCGTATGAACCGCTGTATGCTTTTGGAATCCAGATGCCTGACTTGGTTTCGCCGAAGCTGGTAGGGTCTAGGGCTTGACCGTCAATAAAGTTGACTTCTGCTAAGTATCCGTCTGTGTAATGTGTGGAATCGCCTCTACCAATATTATGAGTGGCTGTACTATTTACAGTATAATCAGCATTAAGGGTGGGGTCAGTATCTTCATCAAAGGATGTAAGTCTTTCTCCATTCACCCAAAGTTGTAGCCTGTCGTCACCAGTTGCATTAGTAGTGTCTAGCACCGCAACAATATTGTACCAAGCCCCTACATCTCTGAATAATCGATTTGTGCGTCTTCTGGGTGAGCCTAATAGTATTTGTAGCTTATTTGCTGTGGTAAAGCCTAATTGCACATAACTACTACCACTCTTAGCTTGAAAGAGTTGTTGTGTTGTTCCCAAGTTTCCACGCTTAACCCAGCCACTCCAAGTCCAAGTCTTACGATTGCCAGCAGATGCGGGTGTCCAGTTTAGATATGCGTTGTCGTTGTCATTGAACCGCAATGAGCCGTCAATCTCGTGGTCGTAAAACTCACCACCAGCGTTATACATCCAATGTGTAGATGTTGTTAAAGACATAAGTTATCCTTTATTAGGCAAAACCAAGTTGAGGTGTGCCAAGATTTATAATCCCACCTGCCCGAACAAAGTAAGGCACAAGGTCTACTGCACCTGCCGCGCCTGATAATGTAAGACCAGCACCACCAACCGTTCTATATTGAGTACCAAGAGATACTGTACGTCCAGCACCACTGTGGATAAAAACGAATACACCAGACATACCTGTAATTTCTGTTGTTGGATTAGCAAGAGTAATGTTACCAGTAAGTGTCCACACAAAACTGTTGTAGAAACTAAGGTCTGGTGTTTGTGTTCCAGTCTTGCTTCCTGCGGTATGAACATTTCCAACACTATTTCGATAAAGCGTCACATTTGTTCTATTTAGTTTCATGATTTCTGTAAGAGAAACAGCAACACCTGCAGTTACACTGTCTGCAACTTCAAATAGCATATTACCCTCTGCGGCATCTACTGATGTTTCAATACGACAGGCTGAACCAGTTACATCGGGGACACCACTTGCATGATTAAAAGTTAAGTTTGCGTTACCATGACCATCATTAACTGTAAGTGCTACAGAACCAGAGCCTTCACCTGCTTCAACATATCCAGAAGCATTTATATTACCAAAAACATCTAGTGCAGTTGAAGGCGAACTTTTCCCGATGCCGACATTACCACTGCTGTCGATGCGCATTGCTTCTACGTCTGAAGATGTTTTGAAAATCATTCCAGCCGAACGGATAACATATGGTTTCCAAGCCGTACCGTTATGCAACGTAGTTGTAACACCATAGTCATTGCTGGTGTCGTAATACATTGTAATTGCTGGCAAGGCTGTTGAACCAACAACACTCCCTCCTGTTGAGCCAATTCCACCAGCAGTTTCCAATTTTGTAGTTGGCGAAGTCGTCCCAATGCCTACGCTGCCGCTGCTGTCGATGCGCATACGTTCTGAAGCACCTGTGAAAAACGCAAGGTCAACACCAATACTTGCATTGTTTACATAACTCGACTGTATATAATTATATGCACCTGTTTCATTAACTCCGATTTGCACAGCACGACCACCTGAACCATTATGAATGGTTGCACCGTGCGAGGCCATATTCCCTGAAGTTGATGGTGCGTTATGACCGACTGATGTGCTTAACGTGCTAAATGGCGAAGTCGTACCAATGCCCACGTTGCCAGTTGTATTTAGACCTCCAGTAACATCAACGCCTGTGGAGGTGGTGGCGAGTTTTTGTGCCGCATCATAATAAAGGCGTAACGCTCCATCAGCGGTGGCTTGCAAATAGTATTCTCCACCAGATGCTTTTTCTAGCGAAAGGTCATTTGCTCTAATCCTTAAGTTACCAGTTCCATTTTCTTGAACATAACTATTCAACCCATCGTGATAAATCTGCAAGTCACTGCCAGCACCGAAGATGGCCTTGTCGTTGTCCGCAAATGCAATGTTGTTACCGCCAGTAGTGTTGCCATTAGCAAGAACCTCTGAAAGTTCGTTGTTAGCACCAACTTGGCTGTCTACATATGCTTTGATGGATTGCTGGGTAGCAAGTTTTACAGCACTGTTAGATGCCATACTATCTTCGTCTTTAATACCTGTAACAGTAGGGCCGTCAGCGTTAATACTAAGCCCATCCGCCGTATTAAAACGTGATATACCCGCGCCGATATAACCCATTAACTGATCTCCAGTAAAGACACCACCACGTCTGCTGATGAAGCCGTGTTAGAAGTAACCTTCAAGGTATCACCCGGCTCCATTACAACTTTCTGTTCACCACCAATAACAATCAAAGAAGACCCTACAGGAATAGGTGCGTCTTTGATGATGTACACGCTGTCTTCTGCGCCACTAGTACGAGTGCTTGCGTCTAGTTGTACATCCATCTCTATTTGACTTGTTACAATATTAGCAACAGTCAAGCCAATGATTGTCACTTGAGTAGAAGATGGACAAGTATAAACAGTGGCAGGAGATGTGCCAATTGCTGTATCCGTTTCTGATTTGAATGCATTTGCCATTTTTCTATCCTAATGCTATCGCCAATGCTACGGCTTCACCTGCTGGGTCAAAGTAAACAAGACCTTCAGCTTGCAAGTTGTCGTCATGCACTATCTTTTCGGCTGGAAGCGTACAGAATACCGTACGGGTGCCAGCCCCCCAGTTGACCGCTGCATCGGCGTTGCTTGACTGCAAGATTGTGGTACGGGCCAAGGTCGTACCACTAGCAGTGTATGTGCCTATGCCAACCTCAAAGTCGGTGCCGTCTGAACAACAGTAAAATGTTGTGTTGCCATCGCCAACGCTGTTAAAAGACTCAAAACCACTCACCGCACCAGTTAGCGTATAGGTGCTAGTGCCAGTGGTGGTTGTCGTCTCCTTTACTCGGTCAGCGAGGACTAAAGCCATGTTACTTCAACTCAACAGTTAGGTTGCCTGCATTGATGCGGAAGATGTCACCAGAAGCAATGGTCTTGTTGGCGTCAAGCGCGCCGATAAACAAGATGTTGCCGCTTGTGGAAGCATCAGCAATAAACACATGCGTCACAGTATATGAAGAAACACCGCTCGATGCACTGTACTCAATGTTTGCTGCATTGGTTACTGTCTGGGCGTCTGTTGCGCCAGAAGCCAGTGTCCAGTTAGCCGCTGTCACCTGCTGTCGAGCATAGTTAGCATCTTCCGTTCCTGTGTTAACTTCTGTTACCGTACCAGCTTCTGGGTCAGAAACAGCCGTAGCCAGCCCAATATAAATGCTGTCGCCCGGAGAAGCAAAACTTTCCGAGTTGTTCTTAAATATGAAATCCAGAACAGCGTGTTCCAGATATGTGGTTGCTGCATTTGATGTTGCCATTGGTTAACTCCTATGTCCTTGGCCTATCAGGTAAGCCCCGCCGATATGCGTCACTGTTTTCACGAGCTTCTGCTAAATCCTTGATCCGGCTTAGTGCTTCCTGAAACTGCTTCTCATACATACCGAGCACATCTTGCTCACCTTTCATGTAAATATACGCTTCTACGAGCGATCCGTAAAGTAAAGCATTTGGTGCGTTATCACTGAGCCATGTTGTGCCACTGTCTGCACCCGCTGTTAATGACGCTGGACGATAGTAATAATGTAGCTCTACAGGATAATTGCTGTCGGGTGTTGGTGCCAAAATAAAGTTATCAACGTCAAAGAAAGCATAATACCGTGGTGTCCCCGTGGTGGCAGGGTTCGGGTTATACTCCTGCAAATAGTTGACATCCTTCTGCAATAAGAATTCTTTCGCACTGTCGTTAGTAATAGAAAGCGAGAACGCAGACAAATAGTCAGACGGCACAGACAAGTATGGGTCAGATGATGTTAGAGCGGATGTTGCGTTCTTCCGAAAAACCTCAAGGTCAACTAGCTTGAAGATACGATCTTCCGCAGCCTGAATGAAATCAGGCAAATGTGTGACAAACGAAGTTTCCGTATTCTCCGCAAAATCTTGTATAGCTGTTTTTAAAGATGCGTATGTATAACTCATTTAAGCCTCCAGCGTGACTGGGCCGACAGTCGCATTTTCACCGCCCCCGCGTTGACTACCTGCGGTGGCTGTTCCTGAGTCCGCCGTAAACGTATAGCTCCCAGAATCAACCACAGTAATCGTATACCCATCCGCCTTTTCCAGAACCGTGCTACTAAATCCATCAAAACCCTGTGCCTTCCTAAATCTTACTATGTCACCCGTTGTGCGCCCATGCGCTGGTTCTAACACAGTAATAACAGCAGAACCACTACTGCCACTGACAAACGGGTTAGGCATTAACAATACCTCAACCGCTACTTCCGTGCGCTGATCCGGTCTCGGATCTCGCAGAGCCTGCGGATCGGGGCCAACACGGATAGGCTGAAGCTGCGGATGCTTTGCCTCATACTCATCCGGGCCAACCTTTGCACCATTCCACTCGGTCATCATCTCTGCCAGACGGTAACGAAAACCAGATCTGTCAGAGTAGCCCCAAGCCTGTGATCCTGAAGCATACCTAGCCATTAGTTAACCCTCAGATACGAAATACTCGGCTGTAGCTTCAACGACACCCGATCTTCGTCCTCGTCCGCTGCACGTTGGAACTCTTCCTCATACACAGCCTTCAATAACTGCACCCGTTCAGGGGACTTTTTCATAGCAATGTAATACGCCAGACCCGCAGCCATGCACGGTAAAAACCGGAAAGGCGCGTCAGTGGTGTTTATAAGCGCATCAGCGTCTTCTATTCGCTGAACATAGTAATAGACCAAGCTATCGGTAGAGCTGTCCGGTGTAGCCCACAATGTGATTTCAGGGGTAACCTGACGATTGTAGTAGTATTGACTTGGTCTGCCCTGTGTAGTCTTGTTTGGCAGGTTCAGATATTCGCTGCGAGACATACGATCTAACTCATAGTCTGTGCCACTACGACGAACCACAACCTCAAGTAAGTCCGTGTAACTAGCATCTAATGTATAAGTAGCTGTGCCAGCAGTCAGAGCTTGTGTGCCTTGCTTCACGGTCCAAAGGTTCAAGCCACGGTTTGCCCAGTCCGCAAACATCAGGTTCAACGAACGACGCGCTGTACGAGCATCATAGCCAGTGCGAACTTCAAGCCCACACCGCTCATATGCTTCCTCAATTAATTCTGCAACGTCGAGATTAAAATCCCGTGAACCTGAAGTAGCCATTTACTTCTTTCCTTTGTATGTACCACCGCACCTCATTTTCGGCATATCCACTGCGCCAGCCATTTGTTTGCGTGGTGAGCACATTGAGCCGCCAGCCTCAAAACCTTTGACGCCGCGACCCTTTAAGATGTCGGCCTTGGTAACTTTTCCGTCTTTGTTTAAATCAGGGAATTTGTTATTCATGACTTCTTCCTTCTAACTGCTTTAACGCGCCGAGGCTTGCCAGCTGGCTGACCAATACGCTTCTTCTGCGATATTCTACTACGTTTTTCCGCAGTTGTCATTTCTCCTGCGGTCTTGGGAGTCTTTTTACTAACCCGTTTAGTGGGGCGGCAATATGGAGTACCCCGTTTTTCACCTTTGCGACGCCCACACGCTTTCCCCGTACGGACATCCTTCCATTCTTCCTTGAACCACCTCTTGAGTGCTGCACCTTTTTTTGTCTTTCTGACTGCCATTATGCCTGACTCACACAGCCCTTGGTGCGCTTACGACGACCATTCATCACAGCACCACAGCCACGAGCTACTGCTTCACCTCGGATTGCTTTTCCACGGAAAGCTCGCTTTGGCTTTTGTTCGTAGACTCCGCCATCTGCTTTCTTGGTGCTGTTGCCCCAGTTTGCGGCACCGACTTTGCGGCACTTGGCGATGGCACCACTTGCATACGCCGACGGGAAGACTTTATATCTTGCCTTAACTTTTTTATAACATGCATCTTTAGCCACGCTCTTATTCCTTTTCGATGGTGGAGTGGAGATCTGTTTGCTCATCGAGCCACGCGAGATTGCCATTGGTTCTATCCTTCAAAAAATCATCCCATAATACAGAAAGCATTTCGTGATTTTGACCCACCTTCACCGCAATAACTTCAGTGGTTGTCTTTAGGTCTGAGATAGATATCGCTGTCCAGCCTAAAAAAGCCAAAGCCCCCGCTGTCACAAAAGCTTTTAAATCTAACATTTCCATCTCCGTCGCGCTGCACAAATGCGCTTTTTAGGGGTTTTCTTACAACTAATGTTATGCATCTTCATTTGTCCGGCAGACCGCTTGCAGTAAGATGTCCTGCGTTTTCCGCCACTCGGTTGCGGTGCCTTCAGCTTAGAGCCTGTAGCTTTATTATACTTCGCCCGACCCTTTGCGGTCAATCCAGCACCTTTGGATGCAGGAAGTTTTTCTCCGCGCTTGACAGATAAACTAACAGATTTTTTCTTTTTAGGTGCCATTATAGCCTCGAATCATTTTTAATATACACGATATGAAGTGCGGCGGAAACATGCAGCGCTGAGTTAGAGCTACTTCCTATTGCACGGACTTCTATGTCTGTTTTTTCTGTGAATGGAAGAGGGGTTGAGTAAGATATTTCTGTGTGTGCATTTTGTACCGCAAACTTATCGTGCGTTCTAAAAACACCGCTAGGCTTTCTTGAAATAAGCCTAATTGTTCCAAACTTGTTGTTTGCCTCAGTTAAACAGGTAACGTCTTTTTGAAAAAGATACGCCGTATATCCAGCAGGCACCGTCCAAACAGTCATGAGCGTTTGATTTTCACCCAAACTAATACGAGCATATGTAGTGGAAGAATTAGTGATGTTAACAGTGCCAGACGGCTGCTGTGAGCCTTCTATAAATGCTCTGAACACACGAAGAAAGAATCCGTTAGTCTCACCGACACCTGTACCGTCAAGCGCAACCGTCTCAGACAGCGGATTGTAGTCAGCGTCTAAACCTTGAATGGTTACTTGCACATCTTCATCATTTGCACCATCTGTGCTAGTTGCTGTCATCTTTGCAGCAGACGAAGGGTAGGGATATATACCGCCCACATCCCAGATGGTTTCCTCTATCTCGTTCACAAGCGGATTGAACCCAAACTTATGAACACGGTAGTGACCCGGAATCTGCCCACGAGCAATCTGTAGCTCAAACGGTTCGCTTGTGCCGACTTGAGATATAGACCGTATCTCGTGAGCAGTCATTGATGTTAGCCTAAAAAGATTGTCAGCTCGGCGGCTGTTCCTGAGATGGCGCTTACATATACACCGTCTTCAGCAATAAGCCCATCTCCGGGGATGTTGAGCAAAGTATGCCCAACCGGAAACTTTTGCTGCAAAAGTGTGGCTCCACCATCACCGTTGGTAATGGTAAATGCCCCTGTACCTGTGCAGAAAACACCGATTTGTTTCACACGGGAACGTCCGGGGCCTACGGCACCGACTCCCGTAGCATTATAGGCTTTTACTGGACCAGCCATTGAAGCCTCCTATTAGCTAGGGGTTACAGCGTTGGTGCCGTCTGCGTCAACCCATGTGTCATCAGTAGCAGAACCTGTAGCAATTTTTAGTTTGTTGTTGGTTGTGTCCCAAACAACTGTACCATCAGCTTTGTTTGCAGTGTTAACTGCATCCGCAATATCGGCAATTGCTGTTGCGGCATAAGCAGTAAGGTTAATGTTGCCCTCGAAACCATTGTTTGATTTCACCGGACCTGAAAAGGTAGAACGAGCCATTTAGATCTCCTGTCGTGGCTAGTGTCAGCCGCACCATGCGGCTGTCAGGGATATATCATCTTACCATAAAGAAAGGCGACTATCAAATGATAGTCGCCCTCTCAACCCAAAGACGAAACTAAGGGCGTGGTTACTTAGGCTGCGCCCGGTGAACCGAACACGGCGCGTGGGTCGGAGAAGCCGAAGCTGTACCGCTCACGAGCCTTGAACCGCATGTTGCCAGTGTCGAAGTCTGGATCCATGTTGGTTGCCATTGGCATACGCTCAAAGTGCTTGAAGCCGTTTGGAGCGTCTGTCT